TTCTTGGTTTAGAGTTGATTGTTGGAGATCCAAATCTAACAACTCCAACAATTTTATTTGTAGTATCTTCTGTAACTATCCACTTAATAGTTCTTCCAGGAATTGCTTCTTCGATAGGATTGGAAGCAGTTTCATTCAAAATTTCAGAATACAATTCTTGATTGTATTTTGATTTTGGTTTTGAAGATGTATCTACAACATGAATAGAAAACTTCATATCATTTGGATGAAGATCGAAATTAGAAAATATTTCATCTTCTGGACCAAATAATTTTCCAGATGAGTCTTGAATTCTACTGCCCTTTACATACCTCAAATAGTCATCGATTCTATTAAATTTTGAATAGTAATCAATAAACTGATCTGCTGCCCAAATTGCTTGTTCAGGAGATAACATAATAATCAAACCAAAAAGTATTTTTCATATTCTACCAGATTTTCTGGAACTTCAATAATATTGGTATCTAAAGGAACAGCTTCTTTCCACCTACCATTAATAGTCGGTCTGAAGAAAAGATTTATTCCCATATGCTTATATTTTAAATGAGTTGGTACATGAATCTTATAACTATATCCATCATTCTCGGTAAGATAAGAAAGCATTAGATTTTCTTTCTGCGTTACCATTATGGTTTTACAACTTTCCCAAAAAATATCTCTAAAACTTTCATAATCTTTAAGATAGATATCTGGATTATCCAAGATCATTCTCGTCACGAATTGAGGTGAAAGACAGTGATCATAAACAACCTTTTTACCTTCAATCTTATTTTTTATTGCATTCTCACTAGCAAGACCAGTAAAGTTTACCTGAGCACAATCAAAAACTTTAATATAGTAACTCCTAGTAAGAGGGCGAGAATCAAAATTAGGATCTTGCCATAGATCAATAATTGATTTCATTTCTCTATAAGATACTATGCAGTATTCTTCCCAATTCTTTTTCTTTTTTCTTTTTCCTACTTTAGTCTGCTCTGTGATACTGCGTAGTCTAGATACATTCAATTTAATCATAATATAAAAAAATAAAAATCAGAGGATCAGTTTTTTGCCTGCTGGTTTAGAAATTGGTGAGAACATTTGTTCATATTGTTCAACTACAGAATCATCTGGATCAGCAATAAACACAATGAACTTTGAATTCACTTCAAGTTCTTTTTTAGAGCGACTTAGGATTGGTGCCCAAGGTGCAAACCCAAGTTGACTATTTCCAGCAGGAATAGCAACAATAGCATTTTGAACTACAATGCTATTTTCTTTTTCTTCTAGAACTTCAGTGACTACATCTTCACCAGAAGACATACGGATAAGTTTTACATTCATTTTTTTCTCCTATTTAAATTCACATTCTACCATAATTTCAGTCAATGCCGCCAAAAGGTTAATTTCTTGATCAGCAACAAATGCAATCTGGTACTGATACTTAGCAATAATAAGCACAGCAGCAGGAATGCTAGCGTTTTCAAGGGATACATAAAGAGCATCGTAAATACGACGCAAAAGTACCCCAGGGTCATTATCAAGATTATTAATGACCCATTTACGGACTTCTGCAAAATTCTTTTCCTTAAGATTTTTAGTGAGATCATTTACGGAAATATCAGAAAAAGATGCAAGAATAGCGGAATCAATTTTACCACTAACAGAATATCTTTGACATTCATTTAATACTCTACGCCAATCTGGAAAATGCTTATTGATTAACTCAATAAGAACTTTTTGCTCATACTCTACTTTTTCCAAAGTTAGAATATCTTGAAGTCTTTGATAAAACTCAGCAGCAAGTTTCGCTTTTTCTTTTCCCTTGAGGGTAAAATCCACAACCGCACATCTTGAATGAAGTGGTTCGATGATTTTGTTTTTGTAATTGCAAGTGAAGATGAATCTGCAGTTACCAGCAAACTCCTCAATAGACGCCCGTAAGAGGAGTTGTACATCCGAGGTTGTGTTATCTGCCTCATCAATGATGATGACTTTGTGTTTAGCAGTTGAAGTAAGTGATACGGTCGAAGCGAAGTTTTTCGCATTGTTTCGGACAGTATCAAGGAATCTACCTTCGTCGGATCCATTGATGATGTAAACATCTACTCCTAGTTCATTACATAGTGCTTTAGCAACTGTAGTCTTGCCACATCCAGCAGGACCAGAAAGAAGAAGATTTGGTACTTCTCCTTTCTTAAGAAAATCTAGAAAAGTTTGTTTTGTTCCAGATGGAAGAATGCAATCTTCAATTTTTTGTGGGCGATATTTCTCAACCCATAGAAAGTCATTTTTGTTCATCATTTAAAGTTTGAGTTAATTAATATCCTGTATGAGGTATTTTTGGGACACATTCCAGTATGTATGTGGTTTCCATTAAATACGAGTAATCTATTTTCTTTTGGATAGACTCTTTTCTTTTCAGTCAATGATCCTGAATAGTTTTTTACATCACCATAAACTATTTTCTCATTGTATATAATGGTGGGAGCATCACATTCATTTAAATAAAAAATAGTAGTATAATGCTTTCCCTCCAAATCAATATGTGGATCTAATATTAGATCATCTTCTCCTCTGTAGGTTGTCATATCAGACCTACATCTTAGAACTGTTCTAAAATTAAATCTTTTCATTATTTTATTATTTAAATTTTGAAGAAACCAAGATCCTCTTACTTTTTTATATACATCTGGATTTTCAAACTCAACGAAAGTAAATCCAAATCCATAATATTTTCTAGGATCTCTAATTTCTTCACCAGATATATTTTCAGTAAAATACCATGATGTTTGATTCATTATGCTTTTTTTAAACTCTGAAAATATATCGGGATTTAAAAAGTTATCTATTACAGATATATCATTAATCATTATATGTAGAATCTGGTTCTAAAGCAATATAATATTTTAGATCATAATTCTTGCTTGTAAATGATGAAATTAGTTTTTGAGAAATAGTTACCTCATATGTTCCTGGAATAATTTTAATATTCTCTACTTTAAAATTAAAAGAAAACTCACTATCAGTTTCTCCCACAATTAAATCCACATCATTAGATGTTTCATTTTTTTTATCTGTTACTACCAATTTAACTACTCCAGCATTACCAACGACACACAAATCTGGAAGTTGATTGATAGATGCCGCTTTTAGCATACTATTAAGATCTTGAGTATTAAGTTCAAAAGAAACATCTTCAGATGGAATAGAAATTCCTTTTTCTGGAGGAGATGCAATCAAGTTTGATTCTGCAAAAAAGAATTTGGTACGCATTTTACCCTCTCTCATTACCAAATAACCATCATTTTGAAAATCAAGTTCTGGAGACTGGTAAAGAGAAAGACTATTAAGAAATTGATTCAGATCATAAATACCAAATTCTTTTGGAAATTCTTCCGATACAGTTGCTTCTGCTAGAATATTTTTCATAGCAGAAATTGTGCGAATTTTATTTCCTTCTTTAAATAGTAGAGACTGATTAATAGAAGAAAAGTTTTTAAGAAGTGACAGAGTTTTATCAGAAAGTTTCATAATCAATAGTGAAAATCAGAGACAGTGTTTTTGTGAAGTCCAGCAAAATGATAAAGAAGAACGCAATAGTGAATTGCTTTTAGAATGTCCATTTTAGACTTACCATTCTTCTTACCAAAACGGGAAAGATATTTAATAGCATTTGAACGAGTAAATGCTTCTGCATCACCAATACTTTCGATCAGATCAAGAGTTTGAGTTTTAGATTGTTCAGAAGTGTAATGAGAATGATAAGTACTGGCAAGATACTCTTCAACTTGTTTCAGAGTTTTATCTTCTTCATATTTCCAAAAACCATTCTTATTGGTTTGATTGGAAGCATTTAACCCAAAAGTTAGATCAATTTTATCTTCACTATTTGTAGATGACATAGGATAATTTAAATTCAACAAAGTATCTCCATATTCAAAAATGTTTTTAGATGTATCTGTTGGAGGAATATCGTTAGATTTCGCCCAAAGAAATCCATCAGCAGTTAGTTCATATTTTTCATCTTGACCAGAATAAATTTTATTCCAATCAAGAGAATTTTTTTCTTCTTCAGATCCGTACATAGCGTCGTAAAGTAAACTCCAAGAATTAACCATATTCAAAAAGAAAATCGTTTACAAATTGTTCTGATTTTTCTTTTCCAAAGTTGCTAGAAAGATAACCAGCAACAGGATCTAGTTTTGTCATATAAGAATCAAAATCATGATACTCTGAAGTGTCTAGTCCAGATGGTTTCTTTAAGTCTAGCATTTCTTTAAATTTAAGCAAGTATTTGGTGAAGTCTTCTAGGTAGTTGTCAACTTCACTCATTACACACTTGGCGACAAATAAATGTTCTGAGAAATGATTTCCTGGTTCAAAAAACCTAATACCACCTTCACATTTTGGAAGAGCATCTCCTAAAGAAAAAAGATAATTCTCTCTAGGATGTTGGAAATCAAAAGTAATAACAACTTTCTTTTCAAAGAACCCCATAAGATCCATTCCAAAACATGGCAAATCAGAACCTGTTTTTGGATAGATTATATTGTTATAGATGCAAGTCTTTTCATTCCAGATTTCTGCTTCTCTAGATTTTAAAATGGTTGGACTAGAATAGAGTTTTGCATCTAGATTAATTTTACCCTCCCACTGGCACCAAGTAGATTGGTAGGTCAGATCGGGAAAAGTTTCAAATAAAACTTTTTTGTAATTTTTCCAGAGATCCATAATTAAAAAGGGAGGACTTACCTCCCCATATTATATCAGGATTGCGTTTCCTGGTCAATAGGCATTTGGAAATCAGCGTCTACCTTGTCATAAAGTTCAAGGAATGCTTGCTTGGTTTCGTCATCAAAGCGGTTCACGCACACTTGAATTGCCTTTGCCTTATCTTGGAAGATGCTGTAGGCACGGATGATGTGAACCAGACGACGGGTGCTGATGATTTCCTCAATACCACCATCGTAGAAGGTCTTACGGATGATATCTGCCCAGTCTACCAGACGCTTGCAGAAGTCACGGTCTTCCACGCCAAGATCTAGAGCGATGCCTTCCAGAATCTTCTGTTCAGTTGCAGGGGCAGGATAGGACTGCTCAAAGGTCACAGGGAAGCGTTCCAAGAATGCCTCATTAAGAACATTCGTACCGATGAAACGACCATCATCAGAACCCTTGCCTTTGGTATTTGCAGTAGCAATTACATTGAATCCAGAAGCAGGTTTTACAAACTTACCAATTTTTTTCAGGAATACACCCTTACCTTCTAGCACGGATTGTAAGCAAAGGATTTTGTTGGAAGCAAGGTCAATCTCATCGAGCAGTAGAATAGCACCTCGCTCTAGTGCTTCAATTACAGGTCCATTGTGCCAAACTGTTTCGCCATTCAGTAGACGGAAACCACCAATAAGATCATCTTCATCTGTTTCAATGGTGATGTTAACACGGATCAGTTCTCGCTTCAGTTGAGAACATGCTTGCTCCACACTGAGTGTTTTACCATTACCAGAGAGGCCCGTAATAAATGTAGGATAAAAAAGACTGGACTGAATAATTTTTTTAATATCTGAAAAATTACCAAACTTGACGAAGGTATCATCTTTTTCGGGAATAAGATTTTGTTCAGAAGTAGGAAGAACAGAAGGGGCTTGGAAAGAACGCTCGATTTCTTCTACTTTTTGTTGAGTGACTTCAAGATTCCATTTACCGCGACTAGTTTTATATTGTGCAAGTTTATTAGTTACGGTTTGATAATTAGATTCATTCATATTACACCAAGCACGAATATCTGCTCCGGTAATATTATTACCATAAAGGGATTGAAGAGAAGTGCGAATGTAATCGGAAGAAAGTGTCATGTGTGTTTTGTTTCAACTCCGTTATTATAGTGCGAAATGGGGTCATGAACTTCCCGTAGTGGTCAGTTTGCCAACTGGTTCCTTAGTTGATCCAAGTAATCATCTGTAGCAATTCTTCCAATATATCCTGGATAATATTTTTCAACTAAAGAAGAAATACCCATAGCAGTAATACTACTAGAGCATTTAATCCACACTTCTTTAGTATTATATTTAACTACATGCTCTAAAGGAAATTTTTTCATTTATTCTTTTATCAAACAACATAAATCAATAATATTACTATACTTTCCATTGAATTTTATATCATCAAGAAAAATTTTTATTTCTTCCAAAACTGAAGGATAATTTGTATCATGAATCATAACTAGACCTCCAGATCTAACTTTTGGATACCATTTTTCCAAATCATTTTTAATTTGTTCTGCATTTAAATGAGCATCCAAAAGCACAAAATCTAATTCACCATTTTTAAACCTTTCTACAGATACATTACTATCCTCTTCATAAAAAACTACTTTATCACTACTTTTAGAATTTTTTATTTTCTTAAATGCTAAATTTTTAATAATAGCAATTTCATATTCATCTACGAAAAAATTTTCAGTATAATAATCTTGATATGGTTTATAGTTATCTATACAATAAAGAGTTTTTAATTTATCACATTTTTCTATAAGAGTAATAGTACTATGTCCATGAGAAACTCCTATTTCTGCACCAACAGTATATTCCATTAAATCAATTAGTTGTATAGCAGGGAATACTGCCGACTCTCTAAAATAACCAATATCTATAGAAAAACAATTATAATACCAATCTGAAACTACTTGAGATCTTTCTCTAATATATTTTTCAAAATCATTTTCTTTATCTAAAATATTTTTTTCAGCCAAATAATCTTTTTTCATACAACTAATGTAATAAAATCACTAAGTACTTTTTTATTTAGTTTTTTGGTCTTAAGAGATTTTAGAAATGCAGATTTAATTTGAGACTTGGTTGCATCTTCAGCAACTTCAAATTCAGAATCTTGAGAAAGAGCAATTGAAGACATTCCAAAATATGCATCATAACCAGAATTAATAATAGTAAAACTACGCAGTTTCTTCCAATCAGTTTGAATTTTTTCCCAATGTTTATCCGACTCAGAATGATAAAGTCCAATAAATTTTTGGGCATTACGACTTTCCATAATACGAATACCAATAAAGTTTGTGCAAGAAAACTTATCTTTTAAATTTCTTAAAAGCGTATCAGTAAATGCATGATATCCATGACTAACTTTGTAGGTAGTACCTAATTTACGATCACGAAGAAATGTAAGATTAGGATTAACATAACCACTTCCAAGATATGTATTTTTTTCCCAGTTACGCTTTACTTCTCTGTGGTAATTAAGTTGATTTGCTTCGCCATCAGTCAAGACAATACACTGAACTTTCTGAAGTTTGTTTTCTTTCTGGAACTTAGGAAGAATTTGATGAAGTGCGATCAGTGCTTCATTTAAAGGAGTTCCTGAAAGACTTAAACGATTAGAATAAGTATAATGAGAATAATAAGACCTTCCAAAACAATAAGCAAGACGCCAAATATTAAGAAGTTGGTGTTCCAGTTCTTTACTAGTTACTTTGCTAGTAAGAATATTCATCATAGAAAAATTCTCATCCACAATTAGAAGATTTTCTTTTTTCTCATAATGAGGAGTGCGATCTGCAGCAATATAGTGATCATTCTCATAATTATATTCTCCACGACGCCACTCATTAGTGAAGGCATAAACTTCAAAAGGAATAGAAACTTTCTTGCAGAACCAAACAAGGTTAAAGAGTTGCTTGCAAGTATCAAGCATTACATCTGCCATAGAACCACTCCAGTCTAGAACAAATACTAGACCATGATTCTTACCATCAGGAATCACAGATACTTTTTTAAACAGATCTTCATTGTATTTGTAGGTGTGAAGACGAGTAGTATCAAGAACACCCGTGCGAGCAGTAGATGCACGAGAGTATTGATCTGCTGCTTTACGACATTCAAACTCTTTTACGAGATAATTAACTTCTTTCTGAGAAGAAGACTTGAACTTCTTGAATTCAGTATCAGATTCTTTATAAAGATTTTCAGGAGTATATCCTTCATTATTTGCATGTTGATTATGAAATTGCTGCTGATGATAAAAAGATTGATCAATATCTTTATGGACATCAGAATTTTTACCAATAACTGTATTAAGATTTAACTGGGGAACTTCTACATAAACATTATCATAAGATTCATTAGATACTAAGTTTTCAATACTTTTCTCTAAAGAATCTACAGTGCGAACTTCAGGTTCTTCCTTTTCACCAGAAGATTTCACAGGAGTTTCATCACCTTGAGCAGTACCACCATAAGACTCTTCAGACTCTTTTTCAGAAGAGTTATCACTTTCACCATCTTGCTCAGAAGAAGAGTCATTAGTCTCTACAAAATCACTTGCAGGAGATTGTGAGTTTCCTTGAGTCTCATGAGAATCAAAGTCAGCAACTTTCTGCTGCTGTTCCTTTTCTTTTTTGCAATATTTGTAAAGTTCTTCAGCAGCAATTAGAGCATCAGCAAAAGTTTCAGTTACTGCAATCAAGTCAATAATTTCTTTCTCTTCAGGAGTAAAATCTAACGAAATAAAATTACCAACTTTGAAATATAAATTTGCCCGATCAGCAAGATTAAAAGTGGACATATCATCATCAGCAATCTGAAAGAAGTCTTCTTCATTCAGTTCCTTATATCCATTATAAAAAGTCTTAGCAAGACCAGCGTATTTGCGTTTCATCAATTTCTCAACACGAGCATCCTCAACAACATTCACAAACTGAGGAGGAACTTTTACATTCTCTGTCCAATCTTCGTCTGGAGTGAAAAGAGCATGACCAACTTCATGACCAACTAGAAGGTCATAAACAAGGTTGCTTGCCTTCTCCCACAAGGGAAGGGTCAGGACACGAGTGTGAACATTGAAGCAAGCGGTAGACACTTTCTTATGCTCTACCACAAGGTCTTCAGTGGCAAGCAGTTTGGCAAGTTGGGATTTGATTTCGTGAGAAACTGACATCGAATTTGTTTCGTATGAGACCATCATAAAACGAAAGGTCGCCTTTTGGGCGACCCATGTGACGCTTTTTGAACTGGGCGAGTCGTGCTTTAGCTTGCCTCAGTGCTTGCGGTTTAAGTTTTCGTTTCTGAGGTTTCCCAGAATTGTGTTTCCAGTTTGGGACTTGCATGGTTTTTAAGTATTTATCCTACCTTAGCACCTCTGGATAGAAAAGGGAATAGTACCAGCGATAATCTTTAAAGATTTTATTTTGAGCAGACTTCCTTAATTTATCATCGTAATTTGGAATACTTGGCGTTAATGTTTTTTTCAGTTTATGATATCCGTATGGAAGATAAATGCAATCATTATACTTGACTTGAGTTATATCATTTAAATCATAATTAAATTCATTTAAATCAAGAAAATTTGAAATAGATTTTAAAACTTTATTTGGATTTTGCATAAAGTCTTCATATTTAACAATTTTAATATTTTTAGAATACCATCTATCAAGATCTATTATTTCTTTCAATCTATTAAGATGTTTTTTAACCATATCTCCATTTAAGAAAAAATCTATTCTTTCCTCTAAAAAATCTGCATCATTATTTTGTTGACTTACTTCATCATAGTGAGAACTTATTCCTCCAGATAAAATATTTCCTTGAGACAGTCTATCAAATGATAAATATATTCCTCTCAAATCCCTGATAGTGAATATCAGTTTAATATCCGGATATAAACCAAATAAAAAATTAAGTGTATCAGACCAACCTCTAGATTTATCCAAATAAAATTTTGTATCTGATATATTTTTTGCCCAAGATTTGATTCCAGAATCTACAAAATTATCAAATAATTTATAAGTAAAATCTGCATCATATTGAGATTCTTGAATTATCTTCTCAGCCTCAGACATGATTACAGAAACTATAGCAGGTAATAAAGAATCTGCAGATAAAGTTACATCTGGATGTTGTCCTAACACATTACATAATAGCGTAGATCCACTTCTAGGAAGACCGCAGAAAGGAATTAATTTTTGCATTGTATAATTGTTTTATATGAGAAATTTTTTCTTTTTTCAAATTTAATTACATTATCAAATTTATCATGAAGAGACTCTTTATGAGAAATTACAAAAGTATTAGATCCTTTAATTACAAATCTTATAATTTTTAAGAAGTCATCCGTACCAAATCCATCTAAGGAAGAATCGAATATTTCATCTAATATCAATAAATTTGTATTAGTAGAATTTTTAAACTTAGCAACCTCCCTCCAAGTGAATAATAATGCTAGATCAATTCTCTGTTTTTCTCCCTCACTAAAAGAACTATAAGTAAAATCTTCATGAATTGGAGAAAGAATCGTTTCATTAAATTCTTCATCTAAAGTAAAGTTAATAAAGAAATCCATCATTTGAAGATATCTATTTACCTGTTCATTCATAATAGGTAAATATTTTTTAATGATTCTAGTTTTTACTCCACCATCTTTTAAAAGATTTTGACAGAAATCATAATGTCTCATCTTCTCCTTCAATTCCACTATTTCATCATATACATTTTCTAATTTTTCTTGGTATTCTTCTAATTTTCTATGTTCTTCATTTTTATTTTTTAATTGAGTTTCTACCTGTATAATTTCATTTTCTAATTTTTTTATATTTTTATTATACTCTGAAATTTTTGTATTGTTTTTTGATAGTTCTTGATTTAAATTTACTATTTGCTTTGATAATTTTATAAAATTATCTTCTCTTTTTTCTTCTAACTTTATAGCATTTTCTAATTCAATATATCCATCTTGAAGTTCTTTTGCTTTATTTTTAGCATCCTCTATTTTAGATTTTCTAAACTCATCATCAATTTGTTGGGTACAAGTCGGACAAGTTGTATTCTCATTGAAAAATTTATGTTCATCTGTGATTGTTTTCACCTTTTGAGATAACTTACCCTTCAGGTTTCCCATTTTACGCAACTTATTTGTAGCATCAGAAAAATCTTGAATTTTATCTTGCAATAAAGAAGTTTCTTTTTCAATCTTTTGATTATCATCCATAAGATTTCCAATATCTTCTGTAAATGATAAAATAGAAATTCTTTTATCCTGAATATTTTCTTTACCTCTATTTTCAAGTTCTTCAATAAATCCATTTTGAAGATCAACTTTATCTTTTAGAGATTCTTTTTTTAGATCAAGAACTCTAATTTCTTCTTTATAAATTCTCATCTTATCTTTTATTAAAGTATTCATAGTAGAAAATACTTTAATATCAAGAAGATCTTCGATTACTTCTCGTCTTCCAGCTGCAGGTAATTGCATGAAAGGAACAAAATTACTACTTCCGAGAATTACAATCTGAGTAAAAGATTTATAGTTCATTTTTAGAACTGTCTGCTCTAAAAACTTTTGCTGATCTGCGCTAGAAGATTCTTGATTTAGTAAATTTCCATCTCTATAAATTTCAAATACAGATGGTTTTATTCCTCTTGCAACTTTCCAATTAATAGTTCCAATTGTAAATTCAATTTCTACTAAACAGTCCTTTTCATTTGTACTATTTAATAATTGCGGTTTATTAATTTTACGAAACGCCTTTCCAAATAGAACAAAAGTAAGAGCATCTAATATTGTGCTCTTACCTGCTCCATTAGACCCAATTATTAAAGTGTTTGATCCTGTATTTAAATCAACTTCAATAAAATGATTTCCAGTAGAAAGAAAATTTTTCCATCTGATTTTTTCAAAAACTATCATATTGATCTGGTGGAACTACAATGTCATCTTTAGTTATAACTGCATAGTCATAACCATGCATATCACATACATTATACAACAATTCTTCGTCAACTTCAACCACATTCATTTCTGGGCTACCAGCGTCTTCTAACATCATAGCAAATCTTAAAGCATCATCTTCTTCTTCAAAGATGTATAAGATTTGCTCTCCGTTTTCGTCTGTTACTGAGTAAGCACCCCTGTCTTCTTCACCGAGAATTGTTAATATATGCATATTAGATCATCTCACAAGATTCTTGATAGATGTTCCGAATAATATCGGAAAGTTTTGTTTTGTCTAGATCTGCATCAGACTCTCTAATATATGTATTAAGAATAGAAAGAGTATCTTCCGATTCTATTTCCTTTTTAAATTCTTCTTTTGAATACCAACCATCAAAATTATAATTTTCAATTATCTTCAAATCAGCAACATTTGCATTATAAAGAGAATCAATAAACTTTTCAAACTTATTTTTATTAGTATTTTTTCTAACAACAACTTTTACAATCTTATCTGTGTATTTACTAAAATTAAAAACTTGATAATTTAAATCTTCATAGTAAATAGTTTCAAAAATTGTATAAGGATTATTTACATATTCATGTTCTAAAGTTTCAGTATCAAAAATGGCAAATCCTCTTTGATCTTCCGTATCGTTCCAATAAATTTCGTATGGATTTCCTATGTAGAAAATGTTTCCAGCATAGCTTCTAGTATGGTAGTGCCCCGACAATACCTTGGTGATTTTCTCAAATAACTTGCGGTCATGACCATGCTCCATGATGCACTGTCGATTAGCAGCAAATCCTGCGAGTTCAAGGTGCCCCATCGCACAGTTGCAAGTTGTCTCTTTAATAATTTTAATAGCAAGTTCTTCATTTTCTTCATTGATCCAAGGTAAAAATAATATATTTAATCCACAAATATTAACTTCTGTTGGTTCTGAATAAGTTATGACATTATCATATTCTCTAAGCAATAAATCGATTGCATTAATCTTATTCGTATTTTTATAGTATGCAGTGTGATTTCCAACAATAGTATGGATTGTGCAACCTAAAGATTTTAATTTATCATAATAATTATCTTTTGCCCAAGCAAGAGAAGAAAAATCAATTCCTTTTCTGGAATCAAATGTATCACCCATATCAATAATTGTAGTAATACCCTGTTCTTCCAATGTTGGAAAAAATACATCATTATAAAACTTTAGAAAAAAGTCATGAAATAGTTTAGAATTTTTTCTTGCTCCAAAGTGTTGATCAGTAATAATTGCAACTTTCATTTCAACTTCTCATTTTTGAATACACGGTATCTTTGATGCTGTTATAATCACTATAATTTCCTCCACCATTAGAATCATCATCTACAAATACTTGATCATAACCACTTTTCTCAAGGATTCTATTTTTAATCTCTAGTTGCTTTTTTTCTTTTTGGATCCTTCTAAGAAATGCATAGTAAATAATTTGAGTAAAATATGCAAATGGATTATCTGATTTTTCTGGATCAAAGTTGTGAACATATTGAACACAATTTTCAATACCATCTGAAATCATATCATCCTTAAAGATATAATTTACAAAATTAGGTTTAAATGATAAATGGTTTGCAATCTTTAAGAAACATTCACCAATATACCTTGGAATTACAGGTTTTGGCAATCCCTTCTCTTCAGCATCTTTTAATTTTTTCTTGTAAATTATAAGAGCTTCTAAAAATTCTTTATTATTGACATAATGTTCCGACCTTTTTCCTTTAGACATTTTAACTTGTAAGTATGTTTTCTGCATTGATCCTATATTCATCTGGGACATTTTCTTGATCCATTAGTTGATTACATGACTTAGAAACCATGTAATACCATGTTTTTGTATCTAACTCAAGAAGCTCTCCCAATTTTTTTAAATTACAAAGTAAGGGTCTATCTTCATAAACAGAACATTTATTATTAATGAGTTTTTCACACTTACCGTTTATATCGTAACTGAAAGGAAAAGTTTCTGCAGAGTTATTCCAAACCGGATGAGGAGATTTCCTAGCATTTTCTATTGCCATGTCCACATGAGAACAACAGCATCCACAAAATGTACAAGGAAACTCTGGATCATTCATATTTATGGTTTGAATTGTTTAAATTATACCATTTTGAAAAACACTTGACAAGTAATTTGAAATCTGTGTATAATAACTTTGTCAGAGTTTAAAATAATTATATTAAAGAGCTTTAGCTGTTCTTATAGATCTTTTCAAGAATACTTTTAGCATCAGTTACATTAGAGATATATCCCATCTTTCTATTTTTAAATGTATCAGTGCTTGATTTACTTACATTAGGCCTACTTGATCTTAAAAATTTATTATATATTTTAATAAAATAACTATCAGAAGATTCTGATATGGTTAATACATCTTCCATATTAATAACAAAAATATCTTGAGAAGATGATTTAATCCAAGGTTCTACTTTGTATCCAGAAGTTTCTGATCTAATTTTTATTTCCTTTATTATTACTGGATTTTCTAATATTAGAATAACTTTATCTCCTTCGTCAGAAGGAGATACCTTAGAGAAAATCTCTTCTCCATTCTTTAATTTTATTGAAGCAAAAAATTCATCTTCCATCATTCTTTTAAATTAATAGGTAATATTTCGTAATTAAAATTTTCTTCATTATATATTTTTATTCTTTCTATTAGATGATTAAGAGTATAATTTTTTAATGATTTATATGTACAATCATCAGAGATGTCGTAGAGGACAGCTTTAGTTTTATTTTTTCCCTTTCTAAGTACTCTTCCAATTGACTGAAGATTTCTAATTCTTGATTTACTGGGTGAAGCAAAGATAACATTATGGAGGTTCTTAATATTAATACCTGTAGAAAAAGTTCCATAAGAGGCAACAATAATAGCGTTGTTTTCTCTTTCTGTTATCTCTCTTACTAATTCTCTTTCTTCAGTATCAACTCCTCCATGAACAAAAAATACTTTTCTAGTGTCACCAACAGAACTATTTATTTTATTAAAAAGTGGTTCTCCATGAGCAGACACTCTATTAAATAAGACTAATGTATTTCCTTTTAAATCTATTGCTAAATTTTTAATGAAGTTATTTCTTTTATCATGAGATATTAAATATTGAATCTCATCTTCATAGGTTTCAAATTTTTGAGGGTTATGCTTTAATAGGAGACATCTAATATCAAGTTTAGATATGTGTCCTTTTTCCATCAATTCAGATGTTCTAGTTACTTTATATGATGGTCCAAATAATCCTTCAAGAACCCATTTATGAGTTTGAGTTCCATCTAAAGTTCCAGTAAAACCAAATCTATATTTTGCATGATGCAACTTTGTCATTATAGATATAAGAGACTTACTTTTAAATAAGTGTGCCTCATCTCCAATAACTACATCATAATCTTCAAAGAAAGATCTTTCTAATTTATATACAGATTGCCAAGTAGTAACTGTAACTGGCATATCATTTCTCTTTTCTCTACCAGAGTATATCTTGTGGCAATATGAATCAGCATCCCATCCGTAATCACGAAAATCACCGACTAGTTGATCTACAAGACTGGTCGTTGGAACAACTATCAGAATTTTTTGATTCTTATCCGCATAGTACCGCAAGACAGCGTAAATCATCAAACTTTTTCCTGACGCAGTTGGACTTATCAGAAGTTTTCGATTATGTCGTAGGGCATCATATACTGCCTCTATTTGATAAGACCTTGGAGAAAAGTGAGTAATAGAAGAAATATAATCCTTTACTCCTTCTATTGAAATGTGTTCATTAATTTCAAATGGAAGTCCATAATATTTGTTATCTTTAAACTCATAAGTATAATTATAATTTTTGCAGAAAGTTGCTAATTTATCTAAAAGACCAATATAAAGTTGTTTGGTTCTAGGATCAAATAAATGAATTTCTCCATTCCAATTTCTTTTTCTATATTGAGGCATGAATTTGGCATTAGGAACCTCAAACTTAAAATAATCTCTAAGTTCATATTCAATATGAGGTTCCGTTTCTATTTTTAAATATACTTCATTAGACTTTGAAATAATGAGATCTGCACTATTAACCATAACCTGCCTGGAATTTAATAAATTCGATGGCATTCTTAATCTGATAAGTCCTATTAGAGACTTGTTTAAGAATACTCTCAATATAATTTATGAGAGTTTCATAGTAGTCTATTTTGAGATTTACATTCATCAATTTATCATCAGCATCTAGATACTTTTGCATAGTATCTTTATCTCTTATTTTTTTAGGAAAAGGATCTTCCTGATACACTTCTGCATCTGCCTTTCCAGAATAATACTCATATCTTTCGTGACGAATATTTTTTCTTTGTTGCTCTGCTTTTTTCTTTAAAAGTATTATATTGTTATAAAGATCAAAATATTTTGCGTGAAGAACAGGAATGTTAATAGATTCTGTATGTAAATTATCAATATCTATTTTTGAATCCTTCTCCCACATATTTTGAATTGTTTCCAAATCAAATGTCATAAGGTATTTCCGTTTTTATCAGTTATATTATACATCAAATATTTAAAAGATACTTCTGCAGTAAAGTATTGATCATCTGGTGTAGTAGAATCAAATTGTAATGGTGATAGTTTATATGGAAAGAGATAACTAAATCTAACTTCAAAATTATATCTTTGATTACTATTATAAACGATCAAAGTACCATCTGAATAGATATTCATTTGGGACTTTCTAATATTCTCTGAAAATTTTTTATTATTCTTTTGCAAGTCATAAATTTCATCTAAAGATTCTGGAAACCCTAAACCTCTCATCCATTTTTGAAGTTCCATATAATTCTCAAGATTTTCATCAACTAAAAATTTTAATGTAAAATCATCAAAAGTTATCTTATCTCCAGGAACTGGAATTTCTGTTAGATAGTTTTGTTGTTTTGCAACACCGAGTTCTAAACCTGGAATATTAGCAATATTAGTAAAATATGCAACCTTAGGCGCTCTGTTTACGGTAAATCTAAACCCTAAAGCAGATAGAAAATTTCTATTTTCTATAGCATTATTATATTCCTTATAATCTGCCATTTTTTTCTAACTATTTAGACAAAAAAAGGGACCCTTTCGGGTCCCTGATAAAGAGTTGTGAAATGGATCACATGAGGTTCTTGACCTGTACTCTTCTGTAGTAACGGTTTGCGTTGTGAGTAAGAGCACCGAGACCCTTGTTGGTTCCTTCTGCGAATGGATTTGCAACAATACCGTAACGGGTCTTGAAGCCGATCTTTGGCTGGAAGGTGTTCTCACCAACGGCACGAACCATTTGGAGGGGAACATATGGGCAATAGAATAGTCCAGCGTCATAAGGTGAAGAACCCTTATAACCTACAACATAGTACTGCTGAGCAGATACATTTGCTGAATATGGGTCAATGTAAACGCGGAATTTGCCCATTAAAGTACCAGCAAAGGTATTGCCAGTATCGTCTACATTTAGATTTGCATTAAGTGCAGGGGTGTAATCAAGTACACCTGCCATTGCTAGTGCTGAAGCAACATCAGCGGAGCAAAGGATAGTGTTGCCCTTTCCTCTACGAGTTCTTTGTGCGATTGCGTTAGCGTCGCGCTCGATTTGGAAGAGTAGACCCTTGAACTTCTCAACTGACCAACGACCGTTGGAGTCAACATCAAGGTCAAATACACCAGCGGTAGCAGTATTTACAGCAGCACCTTGCTCAGCAACCTTATAGATGGTTCTGATAACTTCTCTGTTGATCTCAGCGAGGATCTCAGTAGAGAGAATGTTAGCAAGTTCTGCTTCTGCATTTAGACCGTGAATAGCCTTGAGGTCTTGAGCGAGTTCTAGTGAATACTCGGCCTTGAGTGCTCTGGACTTCGCAGTTACGGTGACTTTCTCGATTGAGAATGCCATTTCGTTGAACTGATCAGATACGCCGAGATTCTCAGCGTCTCCAGTGTTCATGCCTTGACCTACATTGTAGGATAGGGATGAAGCAGCACCAACTGGGTTTAGAACGCCTGGGTTAGTACCTGACTGAGCAGTAGTACCGAAACCAGCAACTCCATCGGTAAATGCACCTTCGTTGTTGAATCCGCTGTCCTGACCAGAGAATGCAGTATTTGCTTCGTCGAAGAATGCTTCAGTACCACTCTGATTGGTGTAGCGTGAACGCATTGCGAAGATGAGTCCAGTAGGACCGGTCATTGGTTGAACGCCAGCGAGGTCATAAGCGACCAGGTTAGGCATTGCGCGGCGAATTAGACTGATTAGAACAGGATCGAAACCTGCAACAGGACCACCAGCAGCAGCACCAGTACCAGTGTTTGAATAACCACCAGTACCTGCTGAGTTGGTTGGAGCCTCAGTTAGGAATGAACCTGAAGTTGCAAAATCGTTTTGCTCTCTTAGAAATCTTTCTTGGTTTTCTAGCAGTTGAGCGGTTACTGATCTTCTGTGTGAATCCTTGATGGTATCAAGGCCTTCATAGTTCAGAAGGGGTGCCCACTTTTCCTGCAGATGCTCTTGACTGAACATTTGCTTTTACCTCTTAAAAGTGTGTTTGTTAGGTTTGATTTAATATTAAATTCAGTTTTTTGGCGAAGTAACTGAAAGTGCTCTTAAATAAGCACTCATTGAGTTGCTATAAGTTTCAGGAGCAGAATCTACTCCCTCAGAGAGGGTTTCAGTTTGTGCCTTTGGAGAAACTCCATTTGTTGGGAAATATGATTCCCTTAGGGTCTCTAGTTTTTCACGATATTTTTCTTCACTTTCAAACTCAACACTTTCTGCAAGTGAAGCGAGCTTTTCTTTCTGAGTAGCAGCGAGGCCCTCTGAAATTTCATCGAAGATTCCGTCAGCAACCGACTCTGCGAGACGCTTGTTTAGGGAGATGTTCTTCTCAATTTGCTCGTTGAGTTTTGTCTCCATTTCATCAAGTTTTTCTACCATGCTATCTAGTACATCATATTTATCTTCAGGGATTGTTACATAATGCTCTTCAAAAAGTCCTTTTAGACCGGTCATGAAGGACTCGGAGAGTTCTTCTTTAATACCAGCCTGGACTACTAGTTGATTCTCAGTCATCCACTCATCAGCAACATACTCTAAGTAAGAATCAACACGCTCTTCTAGAGCGATCTTAATTGCAGCAACTTCTTCTGCAAGTACTTCTTCATATTGTGCTTCAAGAGATTCACGAATCTCTGAAACTCTTGCTCTTAGAGCAGTTTCAAAAACTAGTTTTGCTTTCTCTTGGAACTCTTCGGAGAGTTCTTCTCCAGCAAGAAGTGCTTCAACATCTTCTTCGATATTGAACTCTTCTTCTACTTCCTCTTCCTCATCTTCATCCTCATCTTCATCTCTTTCTTCTTCAGAGATTACTTCTTCATCTTCTAGATCTTCATCTTCAGCAATTACTTCTTCATCTTCTAGATCTTCATCTTCCTTCATGCCTTTTGGCATTGCATCTGCTTTGCCTGCACTCTTGTTGACAACATCTCTAACTTGCTTTAGAGTTGCTGAAGGATCTTTTAGTTTTGCTGATTCGTCGTCAGACTTGTAGTTTTCTGGAGTAGGACCGCCTAGGTCTTCTACGCTAGCTAACTGGGTTCCAGGATCTGCCATGGTTGGCATTGGATCAGATGCTTTTGCGCCTGAATTAACGGCGGTTTTGGATTGCTTAGTGCCTACTTCCATTTCTTGTAGATCTCCACTGGACATTAGAACTCTCCGATTAACCTCTATTTTAATCTATATTTATTTATTAAAATATAAATTTATAAACTATTTATAAACTTATTAAATAAGTCTAACTTATGCTCTTCAAGTCTTCCTTGATCAACTAAAGTATTAATATTACGCTTAGTTTGCTCCGCTAGTCTTTCACGAAGGATTCCACCTTCCCATACCCACTCTTTACCTTCCATAATTCCCTGAACAAAAGCGTCAGGTGCAGAAGGATCTGCCACAATATCTGCTGCAGTAGCAAGCATAAAGTCTTCACCAACTTCAGAATAACCTTCTTTAGTTGGACGAAGTGAACCAATACCACGAGATGAAACTCCAAGAGTTACCCCATCTTTAAGTAAAGATTCTGCAATCTTACCCATTGGTGTTGAAAGGATCTGTGCCTTACCAATAAAATCATTTCCTTTTTGTTCAAGAGAAACAATCTTATGTGAAACTCGATCAAGATTGATGGTTGGACCATCTGGATGACCAAGTTCTCCTAATGCACGACCTTTAGAAATATACTGTTCATTATATCTCTTAACTTCACGCTCCATTACATTTAAACGATAAACTCTACCATTACGGTTTTGTTGCTCAGTCTGTAAAAAAGGTCCTTGGATATAGAGGATTTTCTTACCGTTCTTTTCCTCGGTAATAACCTCTACCTTTTCGATTTCTTCTCTGATTAGTTTCATTGGAGTTAGTTTGTAAATCCTACTTGTGAACCTAGAATAGAAGCATTTGTTGCATAAATGCAGTGAGTATATTGCTTTTGCAATATCTCAACAGAGTTACCAGGCATAGTCATGGAACCAATAACAGGTCCACCTTGAGTTTCTACAACAACTACTGAATAAGCAGTTGATGAACTATTGACAAGTCTTACTGCTGATGCCTGAGAAAAACTTGTAGCAGTACCAGTTGTAGTTGGTAGTGCGGACTCACCACCCAAAAGTAATGTTCTATTCATAGTTTAAGAGTACTTTATTAGTTATTTATTTATTATTCTTCTTCAGATCCAACAATACCATCAAACATTGATGTTGCTATAGTTGGTTTTAGCGCATTAATTTTATCTGCACTTTTATTGAATAGAATATTTTTAATTTCATCACTAATTTTTGAAGGAGATTCATCTCCAATAATCATGTTCATTAAGTCATCCATAGTTAATATTAATTAATTTCTCAGTTATTTATCAGATCTCTGCTGCTTTAGTATCTTTACCACTAAGTTGTGTTGCTGAACCTTCAGATTCTAAATCGGGTTCAACTACTGGAGCACCTAAATCACCAGCACCACCTGCACCGGGAATTGGTTGTCCAGTAGCAGGATCAATTTGCATTTCTGCAGGATCTGGAATTATACCATCTTTAATTTCTTTTTTAATTAACTCATCCTGCTCTACAATTTCTTCATCAGTCTGTCTAAGAATCTTTCTTCTTAGATAATCTTGAGAGAAATACTTACCAACATATGGTTCTGCAGTTGCAAGAAGTCCCAATCTTTCATTCATTAACTCAGAGTCTTTAAGTTCTGAGAAATGATTATCATATAAGAAATCATATTGTATATGTTGAGACATCAATTCCCAATCTTCTGGGGTAACGATATTCTTAAGAATAAGTTGTGTCTTCAACATGTCACTAAACATGTTAGAAAATCTCTTTCTTAGTCTTCCTACAAACTTAGTGAATTTAAGTTCATCTCTAAGAATTTCTGATGAACGACCAAGATTAAATCCACCTTCTCCACTTATTCTTGATGATGGAACATTTAGTGAACGATATAGTTTTTCTTGGAAATAATTAATATCAGTAATTTCTCCAAGGTTTTGTCCACCAGGTAGCGTAGAGATTTCAGTTCCTCTACCTCCTTCACGGCGAGGCAACCAAAAATCTTCAAGCATACTCATGTATTTTTTATCATCACGAATTTCGCCAGTTGATGCGTCATATACTAGTTTATTTCTATAACGCATCATTACATCACGAAGATATTGTTCCGCTTTAATTTTTGGTAGATTACCTACATCAATGTAAAAAATTCTACGCTCTGGAGCACGAGACAATCTATAGATAACAAGTGAATCTTCAATCATGCGAAGTTGATTGAGAGATTTAATTGCTTTGTGAAGATATGAAAGAGTTATTCCTTTATTTCTATCTACAAGTCCTGAGGTGCAATATGTAATAGCATCTTTAGCAATCCTGATTCCTTCAGAAGAACTGTTATTTGAATTAAATCCCGCAGTATTTCCTAATACTTTAGGATTGTAAATAAAGTATTCTTCAATTTCTGGGAAATCATAGTCTAAAGGATTATCCTGAACATTCCTTTTTACAAATTGATTTTGATTCTTTAAATCACCTTTTTTCTTTCTTACATACTTCATTTTCATAGCGTCAATGTATCTCAATTCTTGGATACCATCCTGAGGACGCTTCATGTCAATAACTTTATGATAATAAATTTTTCCATCAATATACCAATTTTTATATATTTCGTGGCACTTTTTGTTAAAATCTAATAAATCTAAAATTCTTTTAAATTCTTCTCTAATTTTTTTCTTAATACCATCACTTGCTTTCAGATTTGATAGTTCAATCTGCACTGGAACATCATCAGAATCTGAAACAATTGCTTCATTAACAATATCTTCAATGGCACTGTCCACTTCAGGATGAAGTGCCATTTCCCTATAACGCTGAATTAATTCATATTCTGTTTTATAAACACCTTCAATATCTACATACGAACCAAAAAACCCGCTAGTTAAATAATGATCAATCCCGTCCTCATCTGATTGAGGAACGGGAGAGATCACACTATCGGGTTTTTGATCACCATCTTCAATAGAAAAACCAAATAGTTTTGCCATAATTAATAAACTATATCCTTATTCTACTATTTAGACAACATTTCCAGGACCATCATTGATTTCAAAGTATTGAACTTGGAACTCAACGGTAAATTCTTCAATTGTATCGCTAGTTTCATATGAAACATCGATAGCAGAAACATTAGTTGGGAAAATATCAAAGAATCTATAAGATCTTAGAATTGTTGTATCGCCAGAACCAGTTGGACTGAATCCAGGTCCTTGTGCATTTACATTGTCTCTAACACCATTACCACCTGCATCTTCACCAGTTCTTCCACCAGCACCACCAATACTATTACTTCTACCTAGTTGATAGATTGTAGCATTTTTCATATAGGTGTTTGGGTTAGAAGCACCAGTAGCATTATCTAGTTTGCTCAGAAGATTCATCCAAGTTTCAAATGCATGTCTTAATTTAAAATCTTCATCATTGATAATTGTTACTGTCCAAGTATCAAAGGTTCTATCTCCAGCAACTTTTAGAGTTCTTCCTCTAAAAGGAACTTCAATTGCTGCAATATTTGATGCTGGAAGTTGCGCTGCTTTGCACATGAATCTAAAATCAATCTTCGCATCATTATCCCAAGCAGCACTTACTTGTGCTGGAAAGTCTTCAATTGCAACTTCAAATAGGTTAGGTCTTGCACCGCCACCTGCAAGTCTTGCTTTAAAGGCGGATAGATTTTTTAGTGTTGGTCTGTTGTTTGCCATTTTGAGATCCTCCTATGTTTTTATTATGAAAAATTATCAAACTCTACCAGCAACTTCTTCAAAACTTACACCCGTTCTGGTAGCGACGAATGTTAGTGTTACATAGTTAATTGACTTAGCAGGTTTCAGATAGATATCTGCTCTGAACTCGTTGTTGTCAATAATGTCAGGAGTGTTATTAGTCTCATCACAAACAACTAGGAATCCGTAAAGACCTCTCTTTGCCTGAATTTCACGGAGATATGGTTCAACAATATTTACAAAGTTTGCTCTTGTAATTTCGTCGTTGAGTTCAAATAGTTGTGCCTCTGCACTTCTTGCAAGTGCTTGCTCAACTGTTAGGAACAGACGGCGAACATTAATCCTATCGAATGCAGATGCATAACCTAGAGCAGTTTTATCTCCAAAGAGAATAATACCAATTCCTGGTTTGTTAATGATAGAATTAATTCTTAGAGGATAAAGTTGATCTCTTTGTGCCTTATTTGGATTAAAAGCAAGTTTAATTGCACTATTAATAGTTCCTCTTTGCTGACCTGCAGGGGAGAACCAAGGATATGCCTGGATACTCGTTCTTACGCAAAGTCCAGCAACATCAGCGTTACATGGAATATAACGGAATCTATTATTGAAGCGATCATAAGTATACTTATAACCACTATCAAAGATTGCATAAGATGAAGAAAGTAAAGGACTGAAGAATTCAATTACATTATCAGTTTGAGTATCAGAATTAGTAATATCTACAACATCTGCTCTGTGTGGAGAGATAACTGCAATACAATCTTGTCTTGCATTAGCAATAGAAATTAGTTCTTGTGCTTTTGCTTGTGATTCAAACTTATTATTGAGTCCAGGACCCATGATTAAGTAATCTACAGCAACTTCTTCTTTATTATTGAAGATTCTATATCCACTGATTAGACTTCCGAGAGTAGCAGATATTCCACCAGAAGCAGTATAATCTTGACCTCCTTGAAGTGTATAAGTTGCATTACCGATAGCAGAGAATCTTATGCCTTGTGCTGGTTGATTCCAAAGTCCATCTGATGTTGTAATTCCAGTAAATCCACCTGCTTCAAATCCAGTTTGTACTACATCTTCATTTCCAGAACCATCTGATGGATTATCTCCAACATAGAGGTAATTTGAATAAGTTGCAATATAATCTTTCCAGAAAATTCTTTGTGGAGAATTTACTGCAGAAATTGCATCTTTTGCTTTTGAAATTCCAGTATGCTTTTCTAAAATACTTGCAGAAATACCACTTACAGATCCATCGTCATCATAAACAACGATGTGCATTTCATCGCTGAATGCAGATCTATCTCTAGCAAATGATGATGTTCCTGGTTTTGGAGCAATTGAACTCCAATAAATTGTAGTATTATCTAAATCTAAAACTTGCTGATCGTACCAATCTTTTACTGCAACAGTATTAGATCCAATTTGAACAGTGGAACCTGTTGATACTTGAGATCCATTATTAACAAATTTAATTACATTTCCTGGTTTAAATGCAGTTGCCTGATTGCGAGCACCATATTGAATAAAGACCTCAGTTCCTCCAGCAGAAACTCTAGAAAGAACTTTTACTGAAATTGTTTGAGCAGCATCATTTTTTTCAGTAATAATTCCTTTTAAGTATCCTCCATTTAGATCTTCTGTTCTACCAATACCAGCAAGAATATCGTTAGCACCAAAAGTATAAGATACTCCGTATCCAACTGCAGCAAATGTAACACCAGATCCAATATTTAAAATTTGATCTGCTTTATCATCAATAACACAAACCTTTAAGGTATTAGCCCAAGAACCTGGTGACTTTGCAGCAAAAACATAATTTGCTATTTCGTCAGCATGGTTTAGTTCATAATCATCAAAGTTCTTAATTTTTAAAGATGCATCTCCAACAACTGATGTTACTCCATCAGTATATAGTTTTGCATTAGCAGTTACTAGGTTGTCTCCGTCTACTCTAACAACCTTAAGAACTCCTCCATAACTTAGGAAAGAGGAGCAGCTCATCCAGTACTCGTACTGTCCATCAGTTGAAATAGGCTTACCAAATACATTGATAAGTTCCTGTTCAGTAGTGATGTCAATTGGTTCTTCAATCGGGCCAAGTGCAAAAGGACCTGCTAATCCTCCGATATTATCTAAAACATTATCAGCTCTTCCTACTGTTAAATCAACCTCTCTGACGAGTACGCCTGGAGATAATTGAGGAGTCGCCATGTTTTTCTCCTGTTTTATTTCAGTTTAACTAAAAAATATTTATTCAAAAGTATATTTTCAAGTGCTGAAACAGTGCATGAACACTACCAATCAGGGTATTCCCACTCAAAAGAGACTGATTTATTTTTTCTTTCCCTGACAACTCTTTTTACTGTACATTGTTTGCACTCATATGAGTATGAAGATGAATTATATTTCTTTTTTCTTGTTCTATAAAATCCATCAATTAAATCTTTGTTTTCACCACATACTCTACATATTCTTTCTGTGAGATATAAATGCTCTATCTCAAACTGATCATTTACATCCATCATACATAATCCCACATATAAGACATATCACCATATTCATCGGTAAACCATCTATCTCCAGTACTGTCTACAAAAGATCCTTCATCGTTTAAACCATCAATTACAAATCCAAATGGAGACATATCTTGTTCTATCTGATTCTTTTGTTCTTCATATAAACGCTTTCTAATATCTTGATCTGTAAGTTCTTTAAAATAATCCTGTGCAACTAACCAAGCATATATTACAAGACACATTGCAAGGTCATCATTACAACCCTCTTCTGCCTCAAATGAATTGTGTTTTTGAATAAAAGTTGTTAACTCAGATATGATCTCATAGTCATTGAAGATAAGTTTATCTTCTTCAATCATAGTTTTAAGATTAAGAGATCCAACTTTCTTAACAGTTTTGGACATCTTAACACCAAGTTGAGTTTTCTTTCCAGAAAATCCTTGTCCGACTATTTGACCTGCTCTTCCTCTCATAGAACACATCAAAACATTTTGATACTCAAGATCATAATGCAGTAAAGATGCTACCTGATCACCAATATCATTTACTTCGCAAAGAATATATGCACCATTATAATTTTTTGCTACTTCATAGATTATATTTGGAAACAACATAGGTTTGATCTCGTTGTTTCTATATTTTGCCACAATCTTATGGGGAAACTGTGTTATATCAAATACTACAAATGCTGAGTAATCTTCACTTACTCCTCTCGCAACATCTACAGTAATTACATAATCATGATTCTCTTTTGATTCTTCATATATGTCTAGTCCAGCATTTCTTTTAATTGGACTATCATATACTAATGTTCTGAGTTTACTGGGGTTAATAAGAGTATCAACTGATCCTAAGAATTCGCATTCAAACTCAACTTTGAACTGCTGCTCTGAAGTATTAGCAATAGTCGATGCTTTCCACTTCTCATCCCTTCCAGGGACTTCTGACCAGTGAACATCAGTTGGGACATATTCATTTTTTCCTTTTTCTGCATCATGCCACATTCGGTAGAAGTGATTCATACCGTGTGGCGTAGATACTACAATTACCTTCGTGTTTTTACCAGAAGTAATAGTAGGATAAACAGATGCAAAGAACGAGTCTGCAATATGGTTTGGAACGAAAGCGAATTCGTCGAGGAACAAGATATTGAAAGACATGCCTCGGACAGCACTCGCAGATGTAGAAGCTGCCAATATCTTACTGCCATTTTCTAACTCCAGAGAACCTTTATTCCATGATATGATACCTTGCTGCATCCATTTTGGTAGATTTTCATAAGCAGTCTGTAATCTACTTAAAAGTTCTCTAGCAGTCGCTGCTTTGTTTGCAAGAATACCAATATTAACACTATCATTAAAAACTGCATAATGAAGAAGATACGAGACAACGGTTGTTGATTTACCCGTCTGTCTAGGCATTTTGCAAATATTAAAACGATTCTCATGGAATCTTGTAATCAATCTCTCTTGGAAATGATAAGGATGAAACTGAGTTAATCCTTCATCAAGAGAAACAATCTTGATATAGTTATTTGCAAAATATACTGGATCTTCTTTACATTTTACAAACTCAAGAATTTGTTCTTGAGTAAATTCAATTGCAGTATTTGCTTTTTTTAGATTAGGATTACCTAGATATACACTATCACTCATAAAAATTACCTTTGTTCAATCCAGTTCAATACTGCAAGTGCTGCTTTGTTGACATTAGGACTCGCACAAGCAAGTGTATAAGTATCACTGATTGTACCAATACCACTTCTACCTAACTGAAGTGCCGCATTATCATCAATTTCAATCAGTGCTGATCCACCACCAACTACAAATCCATTTAACAAACTAGTTCCACCACTCAAAGCAGTCGCAGTAGTATCATATTGTATAAATGAATTCGGATCTGGATGGTTTGTCCAATTTGCCCCAGTAAGAGTTGCGTTTTCAATAAGTCTCCAATATACATTAGTATTATCATTTGTTGCTGCTTGTAATGATCTTAAAAGCATCACGGCAGATAGATTACTTGACTTTAAACGAAGACTTACAATCGGATAAAATGTATTTGCAAGTGCCATCGTCGTTCCCGTGATGGGATTTGAAATACTTAAAAGTGTTCCGAGTTTTTCTGGTTCTCCTTCCTGAATAAGAGAATTAGAACCTTGATATAAGTAATGAGTTCCTGCAACTCCAGTTACATTTTCAATCTCACATCGAATTGGTAAGAATGGAGTAGAACACCAAACATATGGATTAGTATTTGCGTTATCAAAAGTATGACTATGAATCGTTTCATTCTTCATTAACCAATTGAATTGAACAATTCCAGCACCATACCATTCATAGTTGATGGAAATCATTTGTTGTTTTGTTGGATCTGCAGTTACTCCAGTCCAACCATTTCCATCAAACTTTTCACCATTCCAATTTTCTCTGGTTACTCTTGTTTCTGTAGTAATTCCAGATGTTGTGCTACGAATAACATAAGCATATGTCCCACCATCATCCTCAAAATAAGCACCATTATATTCATCAAACAATCCGAATCTTCTGCGAATTCCTACTTTTGGCGTTTCAAGACGAATAGCAAATGCAAGAGATGCGGATCTGCCAGGAATGTATCTCATCACATTCTTGGTTTGTCTAATAACTTTACTTCCTGCAGTTGAACCAACTTGCATTACAATATTACTACTATTCACATTATGGGTTGCAGTTCCAACTCCAATTATTCTTTCATCCCATACATCAGTTTCTTTTCCGTATTGGAAAGTATTGAAGAAGACTGTTTGATACGGAGCAACCTTAAGTCTGTTGTTATTAGAAAACTGAGGTCTCCAGTCCGTCTGGTTTCCCCAGTGATCTGCAATATTAAAAACCTCAAAGAGACTTCTCTCTTGATTTAGATAGTCCTGTTCATTCTTATTCCACTGTGCCATGAATCAATCAATCCATTCTAGTTTTGATGGGTGGTATCTTTGAACATTTTTAATGTTTAGATTCTTTTCTTCTGCTGGATAAATGTTATGAACAATTGCTCCAGGATATTCTCTTTGAAGTTGTTCTCCGAGATCTTGTTTTGAAGGTAATCCAGATTTAGTTACTAATTGCATTCTGTAAAGATTTCCCATCCACATAACATCCGCAACATAACTTTCACCAACCTGTTGAGGTTGTTCTTGTTGAGAATTAATATAAAGATTTCCGTTGAAATCTCCAGAAATATTTACAGATTCTGATAAAAACTCTTTAAAACTTTTCATATCAGCAATTCCAAGCTCTAAGGGACTTATTGATTCTGCTATCTGGATCGTTAGCAGTTTTACTTGAAGTTAACTTTTTCTTCATTCCTGTCATTCTCGCACAGAATGATGCTCTCCTGGGATTTCCAACTTTCTTTGAAGGTGCCTTTAAATCAGAACCAGGATTTTCTTTTTCGTATGAGCGGCGTCCTTTTTCATTAAGTCCACCGCTCTTAGACTTTCCCGCTTTTTTTGTCCATGCAGCGCCTTCTACTTGAAGAAAAGGTTGTCCAGGTTCTCTTTCAACTTTTTGAATATAAGTTACTCTGGAATCTGGATAGATTTTTTGAATCTCTTGTTCAACTTCCTTCTTATTAGGCATCTTTGTTTGTGGGAAGAAAACTCTTAGTCCATAAGTTTTTCCTCTCCACATGACGACAACCATAAGTAAATTACCACTCTTAGCAGGAATTTTTACTGCTTCTTTAATATCATCATCTTCATCATCGTCATCATCTGAAGTCATTTTGTCCCATACTTTTGGACCATATTTACACTCATCTCTAGATTCTCTTTTCTTACATTTTTTACAATACTTTTTTTCACTTTCTTCATTTACTTTAATAATATCAATAACTTCTGCAAAAGTGTTTCCATCTGCATCCTCAATAGTTAGTGACTCTGGAACACAATTTGGCACTTCTTTGCCGCCCTTTATTTTTGTTGGTTGATTTGGATCAACTTTTTTTCCATCCCAACACTTAGAAGCACCAACATTTTTGCGTGCCTGCTTTAAACCCTCTTTAATATTAAGGGTTTCTGGATATCCCTTTTGCCCTGGTTTCTTTTTGGGAAGACCTTTCTTTCTACGAGCATGAATGTTTGCCCAAAGACCTTTTTTCTCTTCTCCAAGTTCTTGGAGAATTTTATCTACTATTTTAACTTCTTCTTTATTAACTTTAGGAAGATCTATAGAAGCAGATGGTCTTAATTTTTTCTTTGCAACATCCGCTTCATTTGGATTTGTAGATTTAGTTAAACCTCTAATTTTTTCCTGCTTTTGAGCAGATTTGTGCTTTTTAGGATCTATATCAAACATTGGAGCAACAAATACTTTTTTCTATTTATTGCTCCAAATAATTAGATACCTTTTAGGAGTCTAATTTCACTTCTAAGAGAATTAATTTGCTCTTGTTGTTCTTTAACTGCCTCAATAAGGACTGCTACAATATTTTGATATGCAACAGACTTAATACCATCATCACTTTCATAAACAAGATCTGGAAGAACTTTTTCAACTTCTTGTGCAATTAATCCAATAGAATGATCTCCAGTTTCTTTATAATCAAACTCAACTCCACGAAGTTGAGTAACTTTTTCTAGAGATCCTTCAATTGATTTTACATTTTCTTTTAAAGATTCATCAGAGTTTGCAGTAACTGTTCCTCCACAAACTAAGTTTGTACCATTAAATGTTAAGTTTGCGGATGTAGTTGCATTATTGCTAGCATCTTTATAAAGAACTTGATTTGCATTACCAACATCATCAATATTTCTTCCACCTTCAATTGTAATAGTACCAATTCCAGATGGACCAAATAACTCAACTTTACTAACTGCAGCACCCCTAAACTCTAAAGTTGTAGCTCCACTTCCAACATAAGCAGTTTCAGTTGCAAGACCAACACCTGTCAAAATATTAGTAATATTGCTACCATCTCCATAGAAAAATCCTGCAGTAACAATGCCAGCATTAATATTATCAATATTAATTTGACCATCTCCCCCAGTACTATCAAAATTACCACTAAATGATGCAGCAGTAATTACGCCAGAAGCAGTAATATTATTAGCAAAAACTGTATTTGCTAAAGTTGTAATTCCAGAGTTTACTTGGAATACATCTCCACTAAGTCTTACAATTCCTTCTGCTGTCGTAGATGCTAATTGATGTCTTGCACTAGTAAAACCAGCAACTCTACCATATCCATCTACACTTACTTTAGAAACAAAATAATCAAATCTAGATGTAGTTGTGATTCCAGATACTGCTACTGGAGCAAGATCAATATCATCCTGATTTACTACAATTCTCGCACTACTTGCTGTTCCAACATTAATTTCATTTCCAGTCTTATAAAGTCCAAGTCCTGCAAGAGTTTCACCAGGTGCGGAGAACTGGGTGAATGTTAAACTGGATAAACCGACATAACCAGTTCCTACATAATCAAATGGTGGAGCGATACTAATAAGAACGAAACCGTTTGCACCATTAAGATCTCCATTAGTAACGAATGCAAATGCACCCTCTGTAATTTCAGTTGGTTCATCGAAGTCTAAGGCTCTTTCTAAAATCCAAGGAGTTGATGCACTTCCAGTAGAAATTGCAACATAGAATCCATTGTGCTGCTCTAGAGTTTGATTTTTTACTAAAATTCTATCGGAGTCTGCAGGTACAAAATTATCGATATTCAATATACCATTGCTATTTGCAATCAAAGATGCGCCAATACCAATTAAACTATTACCAATACCAGTAAGAGGTCCATTATAATAAGTAGCATTTAAGTTTGCTGTAGTTGCAACAGATACTGCTTGCTGAATAACAATAGCAGCAGTCGCAAATAAATCTACATATTCTTTTGATGCAAGTTCATTTGGAAGAGAAGGAGTTCTATCTGTTACAAAAACTCTTTCAGTATATACATCGCTAGAAAAACCTGCTGGACCAGTAACATTAAATGTATATGATCCAGTGTCTGTTCTTCCTACAGAAACTCTCAATAAATCATCATTATAAATCAATCTTGTCGCTGCACCAAAAAATCCATCTTGGTTGAATTGTACTTGATAATTATTTCCTGCTGGTTCAAAAGGATCTACCGTAATAGTAGCAATACCCAAAAATCCCTCTGCAGTTACTTGAGATCCTACAAAGTTTAAAGTTTGAATACTTCCTGCTGAACCTACAGTGACACCTTCTTCTTGAACTGTAATTCCCAACAATGCATTGGGATCAAATGCATCATCCCAGAATACTGAAGAACCAGTAGAAGTTAAAACACTTCTTGCTGCACCCATCGTATTTGTATAATCTCTAAGTTCATTATGAAATTGAGCATTACCATTAACATCTAAATCGCATGACGCATTTGTAGTTGCAATACCAACTCTTCCTATAACTTCTAAAGAGGTTCTATTTTCGGAATACTGACCAACTCCTACTTTTAATTCAGTTTCTCTTCCAGTTAAAAATGTTCTTCTTCCCATAATAGTTTAAATCCCCCAAATTAGAAGTTAGATGTTTCAAGAACGCTAGCAATAAACTTAATGTCTGTAGTTGTATTGGCGCTAACAGCAATAGCATCTCCAGTTTCTAAAACCAGTTTACCTGGTAATAGATTAAGTGTATCACCTGCAGCGATTGGCAAATTCAATACAATTTCTGTTGTTACTGCACCTCTTTTGTGATAAAAACTAATTGTTTTTGTTTGTGGTCCGATATTTGCTGCTTGAACTAATAGGAATACTGCTGTATATCCAGTTGGAGCTGTATAAACAACAGTTGGTGATCCTGTTGATGCCTGATGGGTAATAGTTCTAAAATTGTTAATTGCAATTGCTGCTGCCATTTGATTAACCTCCTAGTGCGAGAATGAATGGTGTCACATTATTGAATAGTGATTTGATATATACCCTACCTGATAGAGTACCAGTTGCTTGGTCAATGGTAATTCCATCACCAATGTTAAAGTTACCTGCTTGATCAGTACTTGTATAAACTACAAGTCCTCCATTTTCCATGACTACTTCATTTTCTTGAATTGTAACTCCACCAACGGATGGTCTAGCAGTTAAAATATTTGTCCCTGCACCTATGTATTCAAATGAAATTGTAGTTGCAATTTGTAAACTTTGTCTTGTTATATATGCAGTAGCACCAACTGGAATTACAGTTGGAGTAGTGGATTTTAAGGTAATTGTTGAAATACCTGCATGAGGTAAAGTTGCCGAAGCAACTTTATAGTAACTCAGTGCCATTCTTTCTACTTCTACAACTGCTTGTCTTCCTCCTGGTTCAGTTGGAGGATCAACAGTAATAGAAGGAGCAGATTCGTACTGATTACCAGAGTTCGCTACTAGTATACTTTCAACTACTCCATTAACTATAATTGGAATTGCTTGGGCAGTAATTCCATCTGGACCAGTTGGAGAAGCAATAGTAATTCTTGGTGCAGGACCAGTGTATCCAGATCCTCCATCCACAACTTTAATAGCCTCTACTGATTGATATAATTTATCGAAGAATATAGTTTGACCATCATATGGTCTTTGAGTTCCTACTCCAGAAATAATTACTCTATTTCCACCAATTGGAACCTCTTCAACAACTTCTGCTGTCAATCTGTAAATTGAATTTGAAGTTTGATCTCCGACACCTCTTGCAACTAGTCCTTTATTTCCAAAGGAAGCATTGGAGTTTGTTAGGTCGCATTGTCCTCCAGTTTCAGTTACAATTGCTTCATCACAACAAATAGTAAAGATTGATACTAACTGAGCATAAGCACCATTACTAATAGAAACTCCAATTCCACCTTGGTTGTACTGAGTAAATGAGTCAACGCTCATTGAACCCTGAACACCAATCTCATCCTGATCTCCAGGTTCAGCATCAAATCCATTAATTCTCATTCCAATACTATCTTGAATAAAGTTAGTGCAGTTTCTTATATAAGGTCCTTTAAATACTGGACCATCAGTTCCTGCTGAGAAAGATGGGTCATTTGGTTGAGCACTTCCAGCACCATTATTTCCTTCATAGGTAGTTACGATACCTGTTGGATTTGAAGGAGATTCAAAAGCAGCAAATCCTTCATCAATAATTGAAGTTATAACTCCAACACAAGTATTAACTGCAGAAATTACATTAGCACATGAATTAATTGTATTATTATATCCTGTAGCAGAATCAGTTTGAATACTTAAATCTCTAATTTGGGTAATATAATCTTGGAAAGGAGTTTGTTTTGCAACAGTTCCACCACTTACATAAGTGTGATCAATTGTAGATATACCACTAACAACTTCAAATTTTGTACTATTAATATATCTTTTAACAGGGAATACTGGTCCAAGTGTTCCATCTGGGAAAATAGTAGTTGTATAACCAACTCTCATTGTTCCCCCACTCACATAAGTATGATTAATTGTAGAAATACCAACATCTATACTTACCGCATTAGGGCTGATAATTTCTTCTACTTTAAAGAAATAACCTTGAGTTCCATCTGGGAAAATAGTAGTTGTTATACCTGCTTGAGCAGTACCACCACTACTATAAGTGTGAGTTATGGTAGATGGTCCAACATTAACTTGGAATTGTGTGGAATTATTTACTTGAACAACTCTAAATACATCCGTTCCATATATTGAATTTGGACTTGATCCATCTGGGAAAATAGTGGTTGTAATACCAGATCCACCAGGACATGTAAATGTAATATTCTTCAGTTGAACAGGTTCTCCCGTATGAACACCAGATGCAGCAGAAGTTGTAACAGTTAGAATACCAACAGTTTTATCATAAACTGCATTAGTGATATTGACTACAGGACCAAGACCCGAATCCCCACAATTAAACTTAAGATTCTCTAAGAAAACTAAATCATTTTCATTAACAAAATGATTAGTTCCTAAGAATACTGTACTTAAACCAGTAGACTTGTTATATTGGAACCCTGTAACTGCGATACCAGTATAATTATATCCTGGGCAGGTCATTGCAATTCCTGCTAACTTTACGGAGTGTCCTGTAGTTAATCCATGTCCAACATTAGTAGTAATTGTTGTAATTCCAGTAGATTTATCATAATCTACAGTAGTAATACCAATATTGGCAGAACCCCCAGCAAAATCTCTACTCCAAATTGGATCTAATTTACTACCCCAATTGACATTATTAATAACCGCTCTTGCAATATCTTTTGAATAATTTAAAGCAATTACTGTTTGTTCATATTCATTAGGATCGGCAAGAATTCCTAGTTTATTACCATTAGCATCAAAATAAGTTTTTCCAATTGATACTGATTTTGAATTACCACCTCTTGTTATATCATAACAAATTGCTTTAATTGCAAATTTTACATCTCTAAAACACTTTTCCATGTCAAGTCTAATACCAGTAGTAATTCCTGGAAGACTATTAGTATTTCCAACCCCAATTGCTTGAGTTACAATTCCTACAAGTTGTCTAATTGTATTAGCAACTCCAACGCAACCACCACGAACTTGAATAACAGAATTATCTAAAGTTTGTTGATAAGTTTCTTGGAAATTTTCATACTTTCTAAGGATACCACCTGTATTATAAGTATGATTAATTGTAGAAATACCAGCAAATATTTTAACTGTATTTTCATCAATATATTCTTTTACTTCAAAAAATGAACCTTGAGTTCCATCTGGGAAAATAGTAGTTGTAATTCCTGAACCACCTGGACATGTAAATGCAATTCCTGTTAGTTTAATTGTATCACCAGTTGTAACACCATGACCAACTGCAGTAATAGTTCCAATACCAGTAGATGCAGTATAAACAAATCCAGTTATATTTTTATCCTGTCCTGCAGGAATTGTTCCCCAAGGTCTGGTATTAATTACAGACTCCATAATATCTGCAGCATATTGAAGAGTATCAATGGTTTGCTCAGGAATACCTGCTTCAGATATATGTGCTAAAGAACCACCTACAAAATAAGATTGTGCAGCACCTACAGATTTAATATTTCCATTTGCCTTTAAATCATGAGAAACTGCGGTAATAATATCCTTAACATCATCAGCACAATCTGCTGTATATAAATTAATTGCATTTGAAACTACTGCAGGAAGACCAGAAGTATTACCAGCAGAAACTACATTAGTTGTAATACCAATTAAAGTATTGATTGAATTTCCAATAGCAACACAACCATAATTTACTCTAGATACAGATTCTCTAAATGTTTGAGAATAATCGCTTCTATTTTTTAAAGAAGTAACAGTACCACCACTATTATAAGTATGACTAATAGTAGAAATACCAACATTAATTGTGAAGGTATTGATACCAACAGTTGATTCTACTATAAATGTATCTCCTCTTGTATGATCTGGGAATATAGTTGTTGTAATACCAGATCCACCAGGACATGTAAATGAAATATTTGCAAGTCTTACTGGATTACCTACATCAACATCTGCATCAGAATTTGTAGTTACTGTAGCAACGCCAGTAGAAGCGGTATAATCAAAAGAAACTACATTAGTTGTAGTACTAGTAATCCCTCCCCAAGGATAATTATTAATTACATGAGTTGCAATTCCTGCAGCATATACCAATCCATCAACTAATGCTCCTGAAAATCCAGCACCAGTTAATCTAGTAATTAATGATCCACCTTGGAAGAAATTAGTGCTATTTCCTACCGATTTCTCATTTCCAGTTGAAATTAAATCATAAATTAAAGCATCTAAAGTAAGTTTAATATCACTTCTTAAATTTGCTTCTTCTGTAGCGTTTAAGTTTCCAATTTTTGTGTAATCTGCACTATCAATATAATCTGCTGCCTCAAAAGAAATAAAGTCTCTATTGAGTTCAATTAGTCTAGCAGCATCTTGTGTTCTATGATCTGCAGCATACCCACTATAACCACTAGTTAAAAATCCTACTGCTTCTCTAGCAATAAATTCTTTATTTAGATCCAGTAGTCTAGCAGCATCTTGTGCTCTTTGACTTCCCGCAAGACCACTATATCCGCTAGTTAAAAATCCTACTGCTTCTCTAGCAATAAAATCTGAATTAAATCTTAATAATCTAGCAGCATCAAAATATCTGTCTCCTGCAACTCCTAATAAAGGTGGAAATGCGATTACAGCAGCACCATTTGTTGCTGGTTGACCAACAAAACTTAAGTCTGTTAAGTGAACACCATCACTAACATAAAATAAATCTTGACTTGGATTTTGTGGTGTAACTAGGCAGTTTCTAAGTTCATACCCCTCAACAGAAACATTTTTTCTTAGAGTTATTGGATTATTTTCAATAAATGTTCCAGGAGCAATTTTAATAGTATCTCCAGGAATTGCTTTTGCAGCAGCAGCTTTAATTGTTCTTAATGGAGTAATTTCATTTAATCCATTATTTTCATCATCCCCTGTAATAGCAACAAAATATGTTTTTCCTAAACTTCCTCCGGCACCAACTTGAACTACTCTAGTTGCAATACCTGCTGCACCTTGAGTATCTTGTCTTACAAATACTTTACCATCAAAATGGTTGATGGCTAGTTCTCCTAGACCAAGTTGTGCAATTGTTGGGATTTTATCTTTTTCTAAAGATCTCTTTAACAGAATAAGCGGATCTGTATTCATTTATGCCACCTATGTTATTACACCAAAAGACTTTTTTATTATTTATTGTCTTTAGGAACTTGATTATCTTTAATTAATTTTGCTAGTTCTGCTGTAGATCCAACAAAAAGAGCATTTGTCACATTAGTAGGACCTTTTTTAGGTGAAATTTCTTCAAGGTCTTTTAATTTTTTTTGAAGATCTAATAGTTTATCTGTAGCGTCCGATACATTTTTAATTAAT